TGACAGGTTTGTTCTGTGATCCCTCGTTTTTGCAGCCTTTGGGCTGAGCCTTGGATTTGTACATTGGTAGACATTGCGTGATTGTGAGTTGTTTCCTCATTCCCAGAGGTACGGGTTTGGCATACGAAGCAGTAAGTATGACCATCAGAGTAAAGTGAGTTCCCATCTGATGAGCCGCAATTACTGCAAGGTATATGCCTCTCGAATTCGCTCTCTATATGAGCCATTCCATTGGTATGTTGTGCCATGCGGTCCAAGGTATTTTGTGACGCTCGCACCACTTGGCGTAAGTAGTTTTGGATTTCTTAGAGATCGTGTTATATGGAGCTTGAAAGACCATACGAATATCTAAGTCAGGGTTTTGTTGCTTAACCGCTTTTTGTTTTCTGCGGTCCGATGAGTCCCAATAACCCTTTACTTCTAGATAAACTCCGTTTGGAAGTAAGAAATCTGGGGTATAAAAGTGTTGTATTTGATATGGCACTTTTGTTGACTCATACTCATAGTCAACACCTAATTCGCATAGAAGATCAGATACCTTCTCTTCAAGCTGTGACCTGAACATTAGAAGTCATCGTCTTCTACTGAGCTAGGAGTTCCAGCTGCCTCTATGTTCGGCTCACCTGCCTTATAGCCGGTGCATGTACCGAATAGCTTTGCAGCATCTTCTGGACTCATATCACCAGTATCTATACCAGCCTTGTTTCCAACCGAGACAACCTGAATAGAAGCTAACTTTATAGTGGTTCCATAGCTACCAGCAGGTAGTTGGTAATCATATTGAACAAAGCCAAGCTTAACTTTAGACCCTGAGTAAAGGGGTATCTCTGTATCGGTGATTAGTGTACCTTCAGTATCTATGACTACAGGTTTCTTATCATCCTTCCAAGTAAACTTTAAAAGATACTTACCATCACTGACCTCTTCCCAAGGCTCAGGATTTAGGGTAGCTCTCTTAGGGTTTTTTAATCTTGGTTGTCTTTTCTTTAATAAGTCCTCTCTCTCAGTCTCTAAAGTATTTACTAATCCTTCATCCTCAACGATTGCTGCAAGTTTATAATTTCCAAACTTTCCTATCTTCATAATTGCCTGAAAACCTTCTAAGGTGACAGGACTCTCTGTTGTGTGGGTAGTCATTAACAAAAAAAGTAAGTGGATTCAATTACTGACTCAGGTTTAAGGTCGCCAATAATCGGTGGTTCAGTCTCTGCTCCGATTTGCTCGGCAAAGTCTGTTAAGTAGTCTCGTTCTGCGAACAAGTACATATATTTTTCTCTAACAATTCTAGATAACTCAGTCATATCAGTAGCTCTGCATAGTACAGAGTCATGTATTAGAGCTATCGGATTATCGAATGCTAAGGTTGCCTCAAGTAGGAGACATGAGTCTAGTGAATGGATCAGATTTGGAGCCGTTGCTGCTTTATGCCTAGCCTTGTCTACTTTGTCAGAATCGCCAGTACTGACTTTCATGTTGCACTGACCTAAGACCTGTAAAGTTATCCGTTCAAACTCTTTCTTAAAAAGCTGTTGAGAGACAACAAAACCTGATGGAGCTGTCCATTTAAGTTCAGTGACTCCACGCTTAATAGCATTACCAACTTCCTGTTCTATCCATTTCATAACCCTCATTGGTCCTGGAACTATGACATTCATTGCATTTCTAACTGCGTGGACCGTCTCTATTAAATCTTCCTTGCTAACTTCAACTCCTTTCTCAAGTAAAGCTTCTTTGATGTACGCCTTATTTGAGTAAAATTTACTATTGTAAGGTAAGGTCATTACTACTCTCTTGACGGTTTTCCTGTCCATGTAGTCTTTAACTGAGTCAGGACAGTTAGGTCTAGCCGTATCAGCTACTACTTGGTAGGCATCTTGTGGTTTACATGAAGGAATTACATTAACAAGATGAGCTGTAGACTCGTCTTTGGACAACCCAGCGAGAATCTGGAGCCCAGAACAGGTTGCATCAATTGCCACTGGTATACTTGTACTTATCCGATCTCTCTTAATAACACAGTGGTAGAACTCATCGCAGCTGGCAAGGAATTGCCATGGCTCGGATGCAACCTCCCATTCGTGGAGATTACCTATTGGATCAGTAGCAACTCTTGTTATTAAATCCTCATTTTCATATGTCCAATGAAGACGATCATTAAGAGTGTCCTTGTCCAGTCCATATTTTGTACTGACATCAAATCTCAGCCATCTCTCTGCCTCCTCATCCATAAAGGATGAATCAGCGAAATTAATAAGACTTTTCCCGAAGTCAGTATCTTGAACTGTTAAGAAGGCGGGTATACCGTAAACCCTCCCTCGGTAATCAAATGAGTGTGGAATAAACCAACGCTCTTTTCCTTTAAAGCGTTTGACTGTCTCCATAGTCATACGAGTTCGACAAGATTTCTTAAATTCTTGAGCTTGTCTGTTTAATACCTCTGCCTTTTCTCGCCTGTATTTCTTTCTTGATTCTGCATTATCTGCAATATCAACAGGCTTAGGAGGTAAATCGTGATGAACTATAGGTTTGAATTTTCCTACACTTCTTCCCTGTTCTTGTAGTATTTCAGCTACTTCAACAGTGAAAGGGTTCAGAGTTAGAGCAACCTTTTGTACCTTGTTTAAAAAGGCAAAAGTCTTCTCTCCCTGTATAGGTGACGAACCGCTCCGGCGAACCATATCGTGGCCCAACATTATTTCGTTCAACAAGTACCCACCTGGTTTTTCAGGGGTCCAGTCATTTGGCTCGATCAGCATGGGCCAAGCTAGTGGACTGAACAATTCTGCATTGAACATCACCTGATCTTTGATTGCCATGAACTCAGGTGTAGGAACTATGCAATTGGTTGTCTTGCGTCCCTCTCTAACATTCTCCTTATCAAACCACTTACTTGTTCTCATCACACAGTCAAGTAACCAACCTCCTAGCTTGACTCGATTAGATGAACCCCATGTATCCCATCTCTCTACCTCATATCTGTTCATTAAAGTTTGTATCACTACAACCTTCTGATCAGTACCAATAGCTTTATGCCAATAGTTCTCCTTGAGAGTATTAAGTAATCCTGGAGCACATCGCTCATAGTGTCTGAGTTGTGCCTCATTTTCTACACCCTTACCAATCGCTTCAGCTATCCTTGTTAACTGATTATTACCGTCCTTGATTGAGAATACCTTATCAATAGTAATCTTACAGGTGATAGCAGCAGCGGCTAATGGTTCTATATCTGCTAAGTATTTATGTATCTCCTTAAATGATGCACCAACACATCCTTCATGTATGCGGTTGGTTGTATCTTTAATTCTCTCAACTACTAAAGGTAATAATGCATCAATCGTGGTAATTCCATATATAGAAGCTGATGCATAATCCTTCTCTTCTAACCTTCTTGTGTTCTCTTTAAGTCTTTCTAATCCTTGAGCGATTGCAGCACGTTCATGCTTAATCTGCTCATCAATCTGATGCGGTGTAGGCATAAATGTAGTTCACTAGATTGTTATATGTTGCCTAAGTGGATACGATGCAGATTGGTATCACTGGCTTTATAAAGAGGGGCTTACTTCTCAGCAAACCCCAAGTTTTATTAGATGGTCAAAACTCACTAGAAGCTCTAACTAATGAATCTTTCAATTCCATTTTTCTCTCCAGTGATAGCAGTGTATCTGAGGTATCCTTAAAGTACTGAGTATACGGCGTTTACCATTTGCGGTAAATCGGTATGCTCAAATCAGTACTTGTGAGATACACTAGATAACTTCGGCTAACTGGTTTGAGGCTGGCATTGATTCAACATAATCATCTAATACTAAGTGTAGGTACCGGCGGGTTGTATTGAGGTTTGAATGTCCCATTAATTGAGAAGTAGTTTCAATACATTTGCCATCCCTAAGTGACCAAGTGCAGAAAGAATGTCTTAAACAATAAGGCGTTCTTTTTTCTCCACGAGCATCGTAAGTTAGATTCAAATCATTTGTTATTGATTCAAAAATCCTTCGATGTTGGTCTTGTCCTGGCCTACCTCTTGAAATCCAATCATCCCCGAAAAGTTGATAATCAACGGAGTGTTCTACATCCTCCATTCGGCGTTTCAAGATGGGAATCAGCATTGCTGAATCGTTAGCTAGTGGAATCTTACGTTTCCTCACCATTCGTTTGAGTGTGAAGTTTCGCCTTCCACCAACTTCTATGTATGGGATACGTGCATCTAAATGGATATCACATGATTGGAGTTGAATGTATTCACTCCAGCTGATACCTGTAAATGCTGATAACAAGATAGTCTCAGCGACATTTTGATACAATGCACCTAATGATTTACTAAGTCGTAAACCATATTCATACATATGGATGACTTGCTCTTTCGAGAAAATCGGTTTGTCTACCCTCTTCACTTCCAACATAGGGAAGCTGTATCTATTACTTTTAATGAATAGTTCACGAGGATCAGGCCAAGGGATGAGTCCCCTACCTAGACAGAAGTTGAGTGCTACTTGAGTAGTACCAACACAGAGATTGACAGTACGATTACTCGCATCATCACGCTCTCGTAGAACAGTTTTGACCACATCCATGATCGGTTGCTTGATCTTGGAGACTTGAAGTGATCGTCCATGAATGTCAATGAACTTGTTCGAGTTAGTGACATTTGTCTTTCTACCTTCGTGAGTAGTATCCCAAGATTCAAGGTTGTTGAACGTATAGTCAAATACTTGACCAATAGTTCTAAGTCTCTCCATAAAGTATGTCTTTGATTTGGGTGAACAGTTGCTCTCCTTTTTTGGTGAGGGTGAGAGTCGATCTCCTACGATTACATACGTCTACCTCTTTTTTGATAAGCCCAAGTCCTGGTTTTCTTTTACCACTGGGGAGGAGTAGACGATGATGTCTGCCTAACCAATCTGTATTTCTACTAGCACTTGCTTTAGTCATAAGTGGTAAGTCCTCCTCTAGTGCTTGCTTATGAGCACCATTTCGAGAGCCTACGTATAACAAAGAAATGAGGACAGAGATACTTATCTCGTGACTTCCATGATCTGTGTCAAATGTACGAATACATTCAATAGCATCAGCCAATCTGTCAATAGATGAATCAGTTACTCTCCTCTGCAGTGGATTTGAGTTCATGAGACTTAGGGTTGCGTTCCCACTCTAATACGTATTGACCTAAATGGATCTGTACGGTTGTAAAAGACTCATCATCCTTTCCTATATATAGATTCCCAAGGGAAAAGATTTGCATATGAATCGGTTGTCGAAGTGGATTAATTGCATGGAATATTTCTAGGTAAATATACTAATTAGTGCAACTAGAATTTACGAGTTGAAGCATTCACTACACTTTATATGTATCCTCCTGAACTTGTTCTTGCATTAACGCAATGAGTTCGTCCTTGTGGGCATGTTTCTCAATTTTGGAAACTAGCTGTGCAAATCTGATTTGCTGCGTTG